ATGATCGAAGTTTTTGAAGATATGTATACAGAAGCTCAAAAGTTATCTAAAGGTCGTAAAGTCCTGTTGATGTTCCAGAATTTATTGAAAGACGTCCCCGAGTGGAACGAAACAATGGCTAGGCAGCATACAGAGAATATCGCCGCGCGATGTGCGTGGTTTAGGGATCTCGTCGCCGCGGTCTTTGTCAGTTCTGTAAAGATCCTGTCGGCCGTTCGACTGAGTTCCGATTCTAAGAAGATGTCCGTCAAACTCCCTACGAATGAAATCTTCATTCACACGTGTTATAAGAACGCTGCGAAGGATGTTTACCGAGATCCGTATGTTTTCACCGATAGTCAATCAGAGCATGCTCGCAACGATAAACTGTACGAACGATTCACTGCGTGTGTGGAGACGACCGTAAAAGAGTTAATCCCAGTCCAACAGATTTTACAGACATACATGTCTTCTAACGGAGAAGATATACTGGATCCCCAAGATGCTAACATGGTTGAGGATAATATCGAAGAGTACGACGAAGAAAACCCAGGTGAAATGGGAGGGGGTTTCGAGGGTCAGCCAGAAGAAGGAATGGAAGGTGGTATGGATGGTGGTATGGAAGGAGAAGGAATGGAACACCCCATGGGTGATATTGAAGATGAAATGGGAGAACCATCTGAAGAGTATCAGGAGCAGATGGAACAGCCCATGGAAGAGTATGAAGCACCTCAGCAACCAGCAGCTGACCCATTTCAGAACGAATTTAGAACCGTGAATACTCGACCCCAGCAGCACCAGGGTCCGAGTGGCGACCTATTCGCAGATGCAGCAGACACCAGGAGTAAAAAACTCCGCTATTAAATATGGACGAATACTTCCGCGATCCAGGTTCCGCGGCCATAATTGCAGCCGGTCTTACCGCTTTATACATTCACGGCAAAGCTCGTCTCAATGATGAGGGTACTCTCTCTACGAGCGCTTATGCCAAACCAGCTGCATTAGTAGCTATACTAGTCTATTTTATCATATCTAACGGCTTAGGTAAACGTGAAACAATTTCTACCGACCCCTTTTGAGTAACTTAAAGATTAATCGCAACATATGTTATATATGACTTCCGTTACAGCGTTTAACGACATGATGGGCCAATTTCTCATGGAACTACACAAAACCTTCCCAGAAGAGAAGGGTCTCAAAAAGTACATCGCTGCTTTTGAACTTATGAGATCCGCCAATGGTAAGATGATTGTTGATGGTTTCATGGAAAACGTCGCTCCTCATGTGGATAAGATCAACTCTAAGGATGAATCCTTTTTCCTTGAACACGCAGAAAATATCGAATTTCTGAAGGATATCAATCTTAAAAACTGCTGGCCCAAGGCGTCTGCCGGTACTAAGGATGCTATCTGGCAGTATCTCCAAACGCTATACATGCTCGGTACTACTATCACATCAATCCCAGCGGACACACTTAACATGATCGAGACGGTCGCCAAGCAATGTGCGGACAAGCTGTCCAACGAAGACGGTGAACTCGAAATCGACGAGAATAAGCTTATGCAGTCTATGCAGGGGCTACTCAGTGGTATGTTGAAAAAATAAACTAAGCATAATATAAATGGTCTCACTGTTTGTGGATCCAAAGCAGGTTGTCAGGTCTGATAAAATTACCGAATTTTGGCCCACTAATCAACAGACGACGGTCGAAAGGGTAAATGCCACAGCACGATTCGTCATTTATGCGACATGCATTTTGTATCTCATCAGACGAGATATACGCATTTTTATATTAGGGGCTACGGTCCTCTCAGTTTTATATGTAATGGAAAAGTCTAAAATGATCAAGGGAAAGAAAGCGAAGAAGGAGACGTACGTTCCAGAGTGTCAGCTTCCCACGGTTGATAACCCTATGGCGAATGTTTTGATGAGCGACTACGATGGTCGCCCGGATCGTCCTTCAGCTTGTGGATATGAGACAGTTCGTGATGAAGTGAATCATATGTTATCAGGCCGTATTCCCTATGGTCCGCAAAAGTCTCGTTCTCCCATGCCCGATACCCAACGAAATGCATTTTCTAGGCAGTTCGTTTCGGGTCCCGTGACGAATATTCCGGGTGATCAGACCGCTTTTGCGGAATGGTTATATGGTGAGAAAGGTGCCCCGATTTGCAAGTCCGATCCGAGTTTGTGCAATGTCAATGCTCGAGGAGTGCAATTAGAAGCCTTCGGTGGTTTAGATCCGAGTGGTGATATGCGTGGTGGTATGTTCGGTGGAGGTAATGGTCCGGCTTAGATAGATAATATTCTTATGTAATAATAAATGGCGTATCAGCTTCAACCAGGATTGAAAATTGTCGAAAACCCCGCTCGCCCTTCTGTATGTGCTACGGAAGAGGTATTCACTTACCCCCAGCCCAGTACCCTTAACTATGGTTCTAGTAGACCCAACACTATGTTATACGGTACTTCTCCTTTCATGGCGGGTAAGGGTGCCCCCGCTCAGTTTATCGAGACGAGTGACATGCTCCGCCCTCAATCCACGTCTAGATTTAACAAGGTCGTCGCTCAGACGTATGAACAGAATTTATTCCCTCTCCAAGACATGAAATGTAAGCTTCCTCTCAACACGATGCAATATGATCCCGTCAGCACCACAGCCGAAACTCAAAATATGCAGTTCATGAAGCGATATCCTGGTCAATAAAAATCTCTTCTAAAATTAAGAATGGCGGATCCACTTTCGTTAGTAGCTATCGCCGGATTGGCATACGCAGGAAAAGTTTTAAGTGAAAAAAAGAAGACCGAGGAGTACAACTTGGCCGTTCAACAGGCGTCTATCCCTGTAATGCAGGAAGAGGTACCCAATGTACTGTCTCCCAAACCCGTTAGTTTATCTAATTTACCCGATCCAAAGGTTGAGGTAAATAATTTTTCGGATATTGCACCACAGGGGCGTTCGAGTGGTGGTGAAGTTTTAGAAATGCGTGATCGTATGTTTGATGGCGGTCGCATGAATAACCTTTCCCCTGTGGAGAGACAACAGGTGGGTCCGGGTATCGCGGTTGGTCCCGATGTTCCAGCAGCGGGTGGTTTCCACCAGATAGTGCGTGTGAATCCTGAAAATGTGGGTGCGTACAGAATGACTACTTTACCCGGTAGAAGTGGCCCGGCGCATGATATTTTCGGTGGTCGGCGTGGTAAGATGGGTGAGATTGCGAATAACCGTCCCGAAAAGACTGCGTATCTCCCTGAACGTCGTCCAGTCGCCGGCGCCAAGTCCCAGGGTTTTGGTGGCCATGTTCCCAGGGGTGAGCATGTGAACGGTAAACGTGTTACCAACCGTTCAATGACCGGTTCTCGTAACGACGGCCTCGGATTTAATGGTGCTAAGCGCACTGTATCTGCACTTCAACACGTAGCGGATCCCACTCGTAACAAGAAGGATGGTAATGTCGAACAATACATGTATAACAACCAGCTTGCTCCCGGTATAAGCACTTTCTCTCACGGTCACGTCATGGCCCCCGCTTCTCAACTCAGAGAATCTCAAGCTATGTCTCCCCAGCGTCCGTACACTTCCGAGGAGTTGTTTGCATATGGCTTCCGCCCTGATGACCGTCGTGGTAAGGCGAATAGAAATGGTAATGCTGGTCGTATGAATGTTCGCGCGGGACCCCTTAACCAAGGTGGTATGCCCACGGCTATGCGTTTCGACACTACTCGTATTGATGGTCGCACGGGTCCTCTTAACGGTGGATGGACACAGCAATACGATAACAATAAGTATTACAATTTCAATCACTACAAGGGCAACGCCAACCCGTATGCCACGGATCACAGTCTCAACGTGGCCAAGCAACAGCTTCAGAACAACCCCCTCACCCAACAGATCATGTAAACAATTTCATCTTTTGCATAAACACACTGATTAAAATATATCCCCTTATTTTAATGAGCGTACACACGTTAGACATAGATAGTGGAGAACGCGATCCTGTAGCGTATCCCAATCCAGGAGATTATGTCGTTGAATTGAAAAACCCCATATACAACGTCTCTAAGATATCACTAGTATCGGCTCGTATCCATGCGAGTCAGTTGCTTATAAATGATAGAAACAACACGTTCTCTGTTAATAGTACCACCGTAACGTTACCTAACGAAAATTACAGTGGAAACGAATTGGCGGCTGAACTATTATCTAAATTTCAGGCTGGCTCGGTACCTATTTCAAGTGCGACCTATGATAAGAGTAAGAATGAGTTAACATTCGGCGGAACTGCGCCGTTTACGTTTGAGTTTTACGGTGGAGATAACGGGTTTGATACTGGTTCGGAAGGATTAACGACCCCGCATGATATTTTAGGACTTCCTGCGAGTAACGTAACGTCGGTGAACAACACTCTCACGACCGGAAGTATAAATCTCCAGGGTCCGGATGCACTCGTATTGAAAATAAGTAGCGGTGCAGAAGAATTGAATAAGACAGTATATTCCGACACACCCTTCTATACTGGTCGAATCTTGATGTGTGGAGACGTCATTAATTATTCAGGCGTAGACGACACCGTGGAGCACACTTTCGAATCGGGTTCACAAAATATATCAAAACTGCGTATTCAGTTCTTTTACAGTAGCAATAATCGATTGATTCCATATGATTTTAGAAACGCGAATCATGTATTAAAATTATCAATCGACGGTGCAATTGATAAATTATCGAGAGTTCCTATGGTAAAGAAGGGTACAGAATTACAAAATGAAGAACGTACTGAAGGATACCGTCTTCCGCCAAATATTCAAGACAGGGTT